CGCAAACCCTACCCCCGAAACATCAATGGAAGTTGTAAAAGACATCGCTGAGGAATATGACGAGTCTCCAAACGGAGTTCGTATGGTACTTAGCAAAGCTGGTGTTTACATCAAAAAGACCCCCGCATCTGGAAGTAGTTCCAGTTCTACAAAAGCACCTAGCACTCGTGTATCTAAAGCAGCGGCTCAAGAAGCTCTTACCGCAGCTATTGTAGATGCAGGTAAAGAAGTTGACGAAGATGTTATTTCTAAGTTGACTGGCAAAGCAGCTATGTACTTTGTATCTATTCTATCTAATGGAACTTCTGAGGAAGACTAGCTCTTTCCAGGAGCCCTTCGTATAATCAATACAACTAAACAGTGAATGCGGGTTCAACTCCCGCAGGGCTCACCTTCTACCTCCTAGAGAGTATTGCAGCAAAATAAATTTTGCTAACCTACTACTAAGGAGTAATTGTGAAGAAAGAGGACTTAGCAAAGTTAGTAACGGAATTTGGTGATGCAATTATTACCTACAGAAGTGAAAACTCAAGAAAACTAAAGTATAATGTTTGTACGCTTGACTTTAGTACCCCGTATATCCAGACAAAAACTAATAGGGCAAAAGAATCCGACAGGACTCTTTTGCTTTTTTGTTGGGATACAGATTCGTACAGATTGCTAAAGCCTGAGAGTGTCACTAGCGTAGTGCCTCTCTCAACTATACTGCGAAATGGAGTATAGTTATGGAACTTCATGAAGCCCCCTATAAGTATGAAAAGGTTATTCACTACGATGAAGCAAAGGAAACACAAGTACGTCTTGTAGTTAACGAGTTTCGTGGTGTAGAATATCTACATGTACGCAAGTATTTTCTAGACTTTGAGGAAGAATGGAGAGCAGGTAGAGAGGGTGTAGCAATGCCTTTAGATTTAAGTAACTCAAGAGAACTGTTCGCAGGGCTGATAGAGATACTATCTTTAGCTGAAAGTAAGGACATCCTAGAGGAGTTCTTCAAAGATTATATAGACGAAATGTATAAATAATCCTTGACTTTCAGTCCTCTCTCTAGTATAATAGTATGTATTGAATTGAGGGTAATATGAAAGAATTTTTGACACACGCAGCACATCAATACTACGAAGGTACACCTATACTATCAGACGAAGAGTTTGATAAGCTAGCTGGTATCTTTGGATATGATAATGTAGGCCATACTATTACTGATGGCACTCCACATATGTATCAGATGTACTCGTTGCAAAAATTCTTTTCCCTTGATGATGCCCCTGATCTGGGTATCTATACTTCCTCCCCGAAGTTGGACGGTGCAGCAGTATCCATTCTATATGTATCTGGCAAACTCGTCATGGGTCTAACCCGTGGTGATGGCAAGATTGGTAGAGATATCACTGATAAATTGCAACATCTTGTCCCAGAGAGAATCGACATTGATGAAACTGTTCAGATTACAGGGGAGGTAGTTTCTCCTAAGTCTATCCCTAACTCTAGAAACTACGCAAGTGGTGCACTCAACCTCAAAGATCAGGATGAGTTTCTTAGTAGGGATGTGACTTTTGTGGCGTATGATATGACTCCTAATCTTTTTACCTACTGGCATAAGACTATGGAGTATCTTAATCACCACGGCTTTACTACTGTTATAGATGTAGAAGATGACAAATATCCTACTGATGGAGAAGTTTTCCGAATAGATAATGTTGTTGACTACTATGCTAAAGGTACTACTGCTCACCACCCTAGAGGTGCCTTTGCTCTCAAAGAGCAGAAGGATGGAGTAGTAACAAAACTACTAGATGTCAAATGGCAAGTAGGCAAGAGCGGGGTCGTAAGCCCTGTAGCAATTCTACAGCCTGTCATTATAGGAGACGCGGAAGTCGCTAGGGCTACGCTACATAACATTGAGTATATTCGTGAACTAGAGTTAGAGATCGGATGTGACGTAGAAGTTATTCGTAGTGGAGAAATTATACCTAGGGTTGTCCGACGCGTAAATATTTAGGTAGACTGAGAAAAAATAGTTCTTGACAAGAACCTTAAAATCTCGTATAATATATGTTCAATTTCAGAGGAGTCTAATTAGTGTTTTCAATTCAAGCCCCCACGAGTTGCCCAAGTTGCAATTCTGACCTTGAGTGGATTAACCACCTTCTTTACTGCCGCAATATGTCTTGCGATAGCCAGTCAAGAAAGAAAGTAGAACACTTCGCAAAGACCTTGAAGATCAAAGGTCTTGGACCCGCAGCTATTGAAAAACTCAACCTTAACAGCATCTTCGATATCTACGAGTTAACCCTTGTAGATATACAGTGTGCTCTTAGCTCTGAGAAACTAGCCGAGAAATTGTATAACGAAATAGAAAACTCTATCGACGCCCCACTCAATATAGTGTTGCCAGCACTTAGTATTCCTTTGATCGGCAAGACAGCTTCTGAGAAACTTTCTGCAGTGTGTGAAGACATTTTAGATATAACGCAAGAAAGTTGTCAGAAAGCAGGTCTCGGCCCCAAGGCTACTGAGTCTTTGTTGGATGCTCTATATATGTGCGACTACCCTGTATTTCTGCCTCATTCCCTTAGATTTAATAGGAATGTGTTAGTAGCAGATAAAGGTGTAGTATGTATTAGTGGTAGGTTGAAGAGTTTCAAAACTAAAGCTGACGCAACTAAAGTACTATCAGATGCAGGATACAGAGTCGTAGGCTCCCTGACCAAAGAGGTAACAATTCTCATAAATGAGAGCGGAGTAGAGTCAGCAAAAACAACTAAAGCCAGAGAATCTGGTGTAACTATTATTGAAAATCTAAAAGATTTTATTGGAGATTAAATATGGCATTGCCAAAGTGGACCGACGAACGTACTGAACAGCTTACTAGCTTTGTAGGTAACGAATCCCCTATTTCCCAAGCAACTGTTGCAGAAGCCGCAGAACAGCTTGAAACCTCAACTCGCTCAGTTTCTAGTAAACTGCGTAAGATGGGTCATGACGTAGAGCTTGCCTCTGCTTCATCTGCTCGTGCTTTTACGGAAGCACAAGAAGCTACTCTACAGACATTCGTGTCTGATAACAGTGGCGAATATACTTATGCTCAAATCGCTGATAACTTTGAATCAGGCGCTTTCTCTGCTAAGTCAATCCAAGGAAAGATTCTTTCTATGGAACTGACCGATCATGTCAAGCCTGCTCCTAAAGTTGAAGCCGTTCGTACCTACAGCCCAGAAGAAGAGGAAACTTTTGTTTCTATGGTTAATGATGGTGCTTTCGTTGAGCAAATCGCAGACGCGCTAGACCGCAGTGTAAACTCAGTACGTGGCAAGGCTCTTAGCCTACTTCGTTCTGGTGACATTGACGGTATCCCTCGTCAGGAACATACAAAAGGTTCTGCAAAAGAAGATCCATTGGCAGACTTGGGTGATATCTCAAGCATGACAGTAGAAGCTATTGCAGAGTCTATTGGTAAGACTGCACGTGGTGTTAAAACTATGTTGACTCGTCGTGGTTTGGTTGCTTCAGACTATGATGGTGCTGCGAAGAAAGAAAAAGCCGCAGGCTAATCTTTCGTAAATAAGTTGGTAGTAGTTATCTTTTGCCAGATAGCTACTACTTTTTGGTTGGTTGGGAGTTACTTTGAATATTGCTAGTGCGCTTATAAAGCAAGTACTTACGTTACAGGATTTCGAAACCTGGAGTTCCGTTCGTAAGGATTATTTGCCTACAGAGTATCATACTGTGTTTAACACAATTGATAGGCATTATGACAAGTTTCACCACCTACCAACCTTTGAAGACTTGAAGTTTGAGATACGAGACTCAGCGACTGTCGAAAAGCTATATGCAATCGAGAGCGTAGAAGTAGACGTAGACGCATTTATGTTGCTACAGTATCTCAAAAACGAGTACACCCAAAAGGAAATCTTAGATTCCCTTGAGGATTATATTGATAATTCTGTAGCTTTTGAAGATGCGGAAGAGTCAGTAGCACACTTACATCAAATCGTTCTAGATGTCGAAAAGAAAGTCGACCTAGAGTTACCTACAGAGAGTATGCAACGTATTCAACTGTTTGAAAATGATGAAGAGATTGGCAAATATCTGCCCCTCGGTCTAAACACCGAGTACGACTACGAGATACAGTTCTCTCCCAGAGATCTTGTTCTTCTTGGCGGTCGTCGCGGGGCTGGTAAGTCTCTTACCTGTGCTAATATTGCTCACACTGTCTTTGAGAGTGGTCGTTCGGCTATGTATTTCACTATTGAGATGGATAGTCGTTCGATTCTTCAGAGAGTGTGTTCTATTGCAACGGGAATACCTTTTTCTCGTCTGCGTACTAAAAATCTTAGTGTAATTGAATGGGAACAAGTAGCGGGTTGGTGGGCTAATCGTTATACGAATGGTCAAGACCGCTTAATGGAATACAAAGAACACAGAGACTTTGAGAAGTTTCATCATAACTTATCGACTACTACTGAGTTACTCCCGACTCAGCAGTTAGATGTAATTTATGATCCAGGCCTTACTCTGGCAAAAATTAAGGCCGAATTGGACAAGAAAGTGAAAGCTCTCAATGTTGGCGTGATTCTAGTAGACTACATTAACCAAGTGAAGCGTTCCGCTATCCCATCTCGTTCAGGACAGTATGATTGGACAGAACAAATAGAAGTAAGCAAGGCTTTGAAGAGTATGGCACAAGAGTATGAATGTACTGTTATTTCGCCATATCAGACGGATGCTACCGGCGAAGCGCGTTTTGCAAAAGGTATTCTTGATGCAGCCGACGCTGCCTATGCGCTAGAAGCGTATGAGCACGAAGACAATTGTATCACGTTTAACTGTATGAAAATGCGTTCCGCCGCGCAGCTATCTTTTACATCTAAAATGAACTGGGAAACAATGAAGATTGGCCCAGAGTCTGCGATGTCACCCGCACAGCGAGAAGCGTCGGAGCACAAGATAGACGAAGATATTGACGATGTCAGCTTCTAAATAGTTCTTGACTTTTCCAGCTGAATCGAGTATAATATACATTCTCACAATCGAGGAAGCATATGATTATTCATGGAAGTATGTCACACACTACTTCAGGTAGACGGAAGAAGCGCGTGTACAAGAAAAGAGCCAAGCCACCCTTTGTTCCTATGAAACTCAAACCAGACAGTGTATTTGTTCAAGATCCTGTATGGAAGAACAACAAGTCTGCCCCATTTATACGAGCATCAGAGATGCAAGCAGACCCTGACAGAGAGTTCAAAAAAGATATTAGTAGTAATTATACGATAAGTATTCCTTACAACAAGGGTACATATCAGGTTATTCCTAATGATGACATCACACATATCGGTAAGTAAATGAACGTAGAAGAATTACTCAATCAGAAGCAAGTACCCTTTACTCCTAAAGGTAAAGACTTTGTTGTCAAGTGCTTGAATCCTGAGCACGATGACAGCAATCCTAGCATGAGAATTGACCAGATTGATGGTAGATTCAATTGCTTTGCTTGTGGTTACAAGGGTAATTTGTTTACATTCTTTGGAGAAGCAGCCTCTGGATTTCAGCTCAAGAGAGAAACAATGAAGCGTAAAATTCAGGAGAAGAAAGCAGAGTCTGTCGGCCTCTCCTTCCCTCACAACCATATGCCTTATGTAGGCAATTGGAGAAATATCACGCCTAAAACTTATAGAAAGTTTGAAGCGTTTGAACACACAGACTCAGATTATATTAGTAGGATTAACTTTCCTATTAGAAATATCTCTGGAAAGATAGTAGCTTTTCAAGGTAGGCATACTGCTAATGGTATTCCTAAGTACAAGTTTACACCACCAGGAGCAAAGCTGCCCTTGTTTCCACAGGTATTTCCCCTACTGGGAGAAATAATTCTAGTAGAAGGTATTTATGATGTAATCAACCTACATGATAAAGGACTAGAAAATGCAGTGTGCTGTTTCGGCACAAACAATATCAATGAAGATAAGCTAAGAATGCTTTCTATGCAAGGCTGTTCTAAGATAGCTATCTTCTTTGATGGTGACGAAGCAGGTCAGAATGCTGCACAAAACATCAAGGTAATGTGCGAGAAAGTTGGTCTCATATCTAGGAATGTCAATCTAAAAGACACTGACCCTGGAGCACTTACACAATCTCAAGTAACTGGACTAAAGAGAAAATTATATGCCTAAAGTTGCATTAGTAGAAACTAAATCAAGTCGTACAGACTTTGAAAAAGAATTTGAAGGAGCTTTTCAGTTTGATCAGTATCAACTGTGTTCCGACCCTACACTTAAAAAAGTATTGAAAAAAGACTGTGACATCACTATAGATACAGATGCCTATGACTGGATTGTCCTAGTAGGTAGTGATGCACTGAAATACTTTACAAAAATTAACTCAGTCACGGAATATTCTGGTAAGAAAGTAGAAGGTAAATTCCTGCCTGTGATTAACCCAGCTATGCTTGCCTTCAAGCCAGAAGCTCGCAAGACTTGGGAATCTTCCAAAGATAGTATTATAGCCTATATCAACGGTGAGATAGAAGATATAATCATTGATGAAACCATCGCTAGGGGTATACAAGACACTGAAGAAGCTAAGAAGTGGATTCAAGGTGCTCTAGATTTTGATGGTCATGACTTAATTGCTCTTGACTCAGAGACTACTGGTCTATACCCTCGTAACGGTCACGTTATCGGCATCTCTATGTCGTATGACGGTCTCAGCGGGGTCTACATAGACACAGAGTGTTTTGACGAAGAGATAGAAGATATGCTACGCGAATTATTCCTAAATCGCACAGTTATCTTCCACAACTCGAAGTTCGACTTAGCGTTCTTCCAGTATCACTTTAACTTCGTTTTTCCTAAATTCGAAGATACTATGTTACTGCATTATCTAATTGATGAAAATCCTGGTGGGCATGGCCTCAAGCAGTTAGCTATTAAGTTCACACCCTATGGTGATTACGAAAAGCCTATGTATGATTGGATAGATCAACATAAGCGAGCTAATGGTTTGAACCAAGCAAGTTTCACTTGGGACATGATTCCATTCGATACTATGAAAACTTACGCAGCTATGGATGCTGTCTGTACTTTTGCTCTGTTTGAAAAATTTGTAAAAATTAAGCAAAACCCTAAGCTAAAGTGGGTATACGATAATATTCTTATTCCTGGTGTTAGATTTCTTCTAACTACTCAGGATAACGGTGTTCCGTTTGACCCATCACGCTTGTCTATTGCTCAGGAGCTTATGCAAGACAACATCGATGTTGCTGTCGAGGAACTTTACAAAGTACCAGAAATTAGTAAGTTTGAAGCTGCACAGGGTAAGCCCTTCAATGCAAACAGTACAGTACAACTTCGTGCACTTCTTTTTGACTATATTGGCTTACAGCCTACAGGCAAGAAGACTGGCACAGGTGCCAACTCTACTGATGCAGAAGTTCTGGAAGAACTAAGTAGAAAACATCCAGTACCCAAGCACATCCTTGAGATACGACAGAAGTCTAAAATCAAGAATACTTACTTAGATAAGATTATTCCGCAGCTTGATAGAGATAACAGACTGCGTACTAATTTCAATCTTCATGGAACTACCAGTGGTCGCTTGTCGTCTTCTGGTAAGTTAAATATGCAACAGTTACCTCGTGATAATCCTATTGTTAAGGGTTGTATCAAAGCAGCTCCTGGTAATAAGATTGTCGCAATGGACTTAACTACAGCAGAGGTATATGTTGCCGCTGTTCTAGCTAAGGACGAAGCACTGATGGATGTATTCCGTTCCGGCGGTAACTTCCACAGTAACATTGCACATAGAGTATTTAGACTACCCTGTGAAGCAGAAGAAGTTGCAGAGCTATATCCAATGCAAAGACAAGCGGCGAAAGCTGTAACCTTTGGTATTATGTACGGCGCTGGAGCCAATAAGATTTCACAGCAAGTAACAGCAGATTCGGGCAAGCCCTTTAGTCGCAATGAAGCACAAGAAGTTATTGACGATTACTTCAAATCTTTCCATAAGCTCAAAGCATGGTTAGAGCAGAATCAAAAGTCAATAGAAGTAAATGGATTTATCTATAGTTACTTTGGTCGCAAACGCAGACTACCTAATGTTGCTTCAGAAGACAAAGGTATTAAGAGTCATAGTATTAGATCAGGACTAAACTTTTTAGTACAGTCTCCTGCATCTGATATTAATCTACTAGGCGGTATTGATATGTCAGAGTATATTCGTGTAAACAAGATGGGTGCTCGCATCTTTGCTCTTGTTCATGACTCTATTCTAGCTGAAGTACCCGAGGATGAGATAGAACACTACTCCGATAAGCTAAGACAGTTTATCCAGATGGATCGTGGTGTTAGTATCCCAGGAGCCCCCGTAGGCTGCGACTTTGATGTGCATGAAGACTACTCTTTAGGTAAATTTGAGAAACAGTATGGTAGTTACTTACTCTAACCTTCATAAAGTAGTATTCCCTGTATTCCCTATAGGATCTAGTAACTGGAGTCAATCTGACGGTTTGTTGTACTTAGATAACGAAATCTTAGACGATAAAAATATGTCTGGAAAGACTCTGGGAGCTAGAAGGATACAGACTCCCTTCCACTCCTTGTACACACTTAAAAAGTGCATAGAAACTCCGGTAGGAGTAATAAAGCAGTCCAAGAGTACTTTTATAGATAATAATGGTACTCCATTTATATATTCTAAGACTAGATTCTTACCTTTAAGGTATCATAAGATAGAAAGAATAGTACGAAAAGGAACTGCTTCATTGCTATGGCTAAAAGGTATATCCTACCCTTTTACTGTACTTCGTCCGCCCTTACTAGAGTTTAGTTGGGCAGGTATTTTACATTTTAATAATGCTCCCTGGGCATTGTACGAGTACTCAGAAGATAAAAAGTCTGACACTCGAAGAAAAGTATAAATTATGGCTAAAAATAGAAGAACTCTTGCTGGAGCAAGTCTAACCCTACAAGAAATTGAACCGCTTACACAAAACCAATTGTTGGCTTTTGATAGCGACAAGCACCTCTTACTTCATGGAGTAGCAGGCACAGGAAAGACCTTTATTTCCTGTTATCTTGCTTTCGATGATATGATAAAAGGATATTACAACAACTTAGTAATATTAAGAAGTGCAGTACCTACTAGGGACATAGGCTTTCTTCCAGGAAACGAGAAAGAGAAAAGCGCAATATATGAAGCACCTTATAAAGACATAGCTGTAGAGCTATTCAGCCGAGGAGATGCTTACGAGATATTAAAACAAAAAAGTATAGTTCATTTTATGACTACATCTTTTATTCGGGGTATTACCCTAAGAGATGCAGTAATAATTATTGATGAGTGTCAAAATATGACTTTTCATGAATTAGACTCAATTATTACTAGAGTAGGAGAGAATTGTAGAGTTATCTTTTGTGGTGACTTCAGACAATCCGACTTGGGTAAGAATGGACTAGAAGAGTTTGTTTCTGTGCTAAAAAGAATGGAATCTTTTGACTTGATTGATTTTGAGATTAAAGATATTGTAAGAAGCGACTTTGTAAAGAGTTATATAACTGCAAAAACAGAATTGGGATTATAAATGAATAATAAAATTTTGTCAATCCTCGAAAGAGAAGAAGAAAGACAGGAGCACGCTATAGAGTTAATCGCTAGTGAAAACTTTGCGAGTGAGTCTGTCCGTGCTCTATGTGGCAGTATATTTACTAATAAATACGCAGAAGGCTACCCAGGAAAAAGATACTACAATGGTTGTGAACACATGGATGAGATAGAAGAATTCGCTATCAAGTCTTTGTGTAAATTGTATGATTGTGGGTACGCCAATGTACAACCTCATAGCGGGGTTAATGCAAATACTGCGGTATTTCAAGCGTTTCTAAAGCCAGGAGATAGAATTCTTGGTATGGACTTAGCTAGTGGGGGGCATCTTAGTCATGGTGCTCCTCCAACACTTAGCGGTAAGATTTATGATGCACATACATACGGAGTAGACACCTCAGGGTGGCTAGACTATGATGCTATTCTAGATCAGGCAAAAGCTATAAAGCCTAAGCTAATTATTGCAGGTGCAAGTGCTTACTCAAGACAGATTAACTGGAAAGCCTTCAGAGATATTGCAGACAGTGTAGGTGCAGCACTAATGTGCGATATGGCTCACTATAGTGGACTTATTGCAGGTAATGGCTATGATAGTCCTCTACCCTTTGCGGATGTGGTAACGAGCACAACACATAAAACTCTTAGAGGCCCAAGAGGTGGCATGATTCTATGGAATAATCCTGATTTCACAAGAAAAATCAATAGTGCTATATTTCCTGGGACTCAAGGCGGCCCGCTAATGAATATCATTGCTGCAAAAGCTCAATGTTATGCAGAAGCACTTGATCCTTCTTTCGATGAGTATATTCAAGACGTACTCGACAATGCTAAAGCTATGGCTGATGTATTTGTGCGGAAAGGATACAATATTATCACAGGTGGAACAGACAGTCACTTATTACTTTTAGATTTAAGTGATAAATCCTTGAGTGGTAGAAAAGCTGCTGATATGCTAGAAGAGAATGGTATTACTGTAAATAAAAATGGAGTACCAAATGACCCTCGCAGTTTTGTAGAAACAAGCGGTATTCGTATAGGCACTGCAGCTGAGACGACTAGAGGAAGAGCTACAACTGATTTTGCAGATATAGCAGAACACATGATAAATATCATGGAAGGCGAATAAGTGTTAGAATGTTACATAGTTGCAACTGCCTTCTTCATATTAGGCTATTATATAGGGAAAATAAGTAAATGAAAGCGGTAATCAGCAACAGAATATACCTAGAAGTAACGCAAGAGTATAAGGACATCATTAATGATGAACTTACTTATGCTATTCCGTCGTACAATCCGACAGAACCTCCTATGGTCATAAAAAATATGTCACGCATCAAAACTAATCTTGTCAGTATACCTGTCGGAAGAACGGATTTGATACCAGATGACTATGAAGTTGTTGATAAACGCTTGAATGTGCCTGTAGACTTTCCTGAGTTTAAGTTTGATTTACGAGAAAGCCAACAAGTAGTATATGACGAGATCGAAGATAACGCCATAATTAACGCTTGGGTCAGCTGGGGCAAGACTTTTACAGGTCTTGCTATCGCTGGAAAGTTAGGTCAGAAAACCTTGGTTGTAACACACACTGTCCCTCTGAGAAATCAGTGGGCACAGGAAGTAGAGAAAGTCTATGGTTTTACGCCGGGAATTATTGGTAGTGGAAACTTCGATACTTCCCAGCCTATCACTATAGGTAATACTCAAACTTTATACCGTAACTTACCGAAGATAAAAGATCAGTTTGGTACAATTATTTTGGACGAAATGCATCACGTATCTTCCCCCACCTTTTCTAAGATAATAGATACTAACTATGCAAGATATAAGTTAGGTCTATCCGGCACTATAGAAAGAAAAGATGGCAAACATGTAGTCTTTAGAGATTACTTTGGAAATAAACTCTTTAAGCCACCGAAAGAAAACTTCATGGTGCCTACTATCCATGTCTTGCAGTCAGATGTTAGATTTATGGATGGTAACAGGACTCCCTGGGCTAATAGAGTGACCGCATTAGCTAATAATGAGGAATATCGACACACAGTAGCAATGCTTGCTGCGGCCTACGCCGCAAAAGGGCACAAGGTGCTAGTTGTGAGCGATAGAGTTCACTTTTTGAAAGCATGCGCCGAACTGGCTGGTGATAAAGCAATTTGTGTTACGGGTGAGGTCTCGCATGAAGATAGAGAAACGCACCTGTCTGAAATTAGAAGCGGTAAGAAAGATATTCTTTTTGGTACTCAAGCAATTTTTTCAGAAGGTATCTCTGTTAATAACCTTAGTTGCCTAATACTAGGTACACCAATAAATAACGAGCCTCTGTTGACTCAACTTATAGGTAGAGTCATACGATTACAGGAAGGCAAACGCGACCCTGTCATTATAGATATTCATTTGAAAGGGAATACTGCTAAAAAGCAGGCTTCTAATAGGATGGGGCACTATATGAGAGAGGGTTATTCAATAAAGCAACTATAAAAAAATAGTTCTTGACACAAACCTTAATTTTTAGTATAATATATGTTCTTATTTGACTGGCGAAAGATTTATAAAGAGTCTAACGGCAACGCTGTAGAGATTGTGCGTATCGTGCGGATGCTCGTACATAGGCAAATTCCTACTAATGCCCAAGACCCTATATATAAATATTCGCAGAAAAACTTCCTTGGGGATAGCTTCATGCTCCATCCCGATGTACTGCTATACCATTCTCATAAGTACCAGTATCGTGAATTAGCACAATACATTGCATTGTGTTCTTTTCGATCTACGGCGTACTATCGTCTAACTAAAGATACAACACTAGATACCGTACTTCTGCCAACAGAGGATACGGAAATATTAATACAAAACAACAGGCTACTATACATAGAGGGAGATATACTTCACTTTATGTATGAAGAAGTCAATACAAAGGAGATACATTAAATGGCTATTTCATTTAATCAGCAGAAAGGTTCTGCACAAAAAAGTTCAGTAAGCAGTTTTCAGTACAAAGATGGCGACAACAAATTCCGCCTAGCCGGTGACATTTTGGCTCGCTACGTCTATTGGGTAACTGGAGAGAATGGTAAGAACATTCCTCTAGAATGCCTATCCTTCGATCGTAACAAAGAAACTTTCAATAACTTAGAGAAAGATTGGGTTCGTGAATTCTATCCAGATCTTAAGTGTGGATGGAGCTATGCTACTCAGTGCATAGATAACGGCGAAGTTAAAGTTGTAAACCTAAAGAAGAAATTATGGGAGCAAATCATTACTGCTGCTGAAGACTTAGGTGACCCAACAGACCCAGAAACAGGCTGGGATGTTCAATTTAAGCGTGTAAAGACTGGCCCTCTGCCTTATAATGTAGAGTACCAATTGCAAGCTCTTAAGTGCAAGCCTCGTGCCTTGTCAGAAAAAGAGTTAGAGCTATATGCAACTATTAAGTCTATGGATGAAGTAATGTCTCGTCCTACGCCTGATGCTCAGAAAGAGTTACTAGACCGTATTCGTGATAGTGGTAGTGAGTCTTCCGAGATTGATGAAACTATTGAAGACGAGTTCAATATCGCATGATACTATTTACGGCAGACTGGCACATAAAGCTAGGACAGAAGAATGTTCCTAGGGAGTGGGCTTTAAAACGCTATAATATGTTTTTTGATCAAGTACACAGCTATTGTAAGCAGTGTGATTCCCACATTATCGGTGGTGACTTATTTGATCGTCTGCCAAGTATGGAAGAGCTGGAACTCTACTTTTCTTTTATTAGAAATGTTAGAGTTCCTACCATTATCTACGACGGTAATCATGAAGCAACGAAGAAGCATAAGACTTTCTTCAGTCAACTAAAGCAGGTTAGTAGAGATATTAACCCGCTTATACATATAGTTGATATGTCATATATTGATACTGACGTAGGTTTTGGTATTCTACCTTACGCAGATTTACATAGAGAAGGTAGTATAGAGCATTTTGATAGTTCACAACCTTTATTTACTCATGTAAGAGGTGAAATACCTCCACACGTTAAGCCAGAGATTGACTTAGAACGGCTAGCAGATTTCCCTGTAGTTTTTGCAGGCGATCTTCACGCTCATAGCAATACGCAGGCAAATATAGTATATCCAGGAAGCCCAATGACAACTTCATTTCATAGAAAAGAAGTCTCAACGGGGTGTCTGTTTATCAATGAAAAGAATTGGAGTTGGGTTTGGGAACCTTTCGATCTGCCACAGTTACTAAGAAAAACAGTTACAGATCCAAATGATATGGTTCCAACCGAGTATCATCACACTATTTATGAAATAGAGGGAGATATTCAAGAGTTAGCTTCTGTTGAAAACTCAGATTTACTTGATAAAAAAGTAATTAAAAGAAACTCAGAAGTGTCCTTAGTCCTAGACAAAGACATGACTATAGAAGAAGAATTAGTAGAGTATCTAAGCTATTATTTAGCATTACAAGATGATCAAGTATCGAATATTATAGGAACTTACAATGATTACGCTCAAAAAGCTCAAGTGGAGTAATTGTTTCAGCTACGGGCCTGACAACGAGTTAGACTTGAATGAAAATACAGTAACTCAAATCATTGGTTCAAATGGTATGGGTAAATCTTCTATACCATTAGTTATAGAAGAAGTTCTTTATAATAAGAACTCCAAAGGTATCAAGAAAGCAGATATACCTAATCGTTATGTTAAAAACGGTTATAGTATATATTTGCTTTTTGAAAAGGATGGAAATGTATATGAAGTTTCTGTAGATAGAAAGACAGGTATAAAAGTAGTACTAAAGAAAGATGGCGAAGATATATCTAGCCACACAGCTACTAACACCTACAAGACTCTACAGGAAGTCATAGGCATTGACTTCAAAACATTTTCGCAATTAGTGTATCAGAACACAAACGCAAGTTTGCAGTTTCTTACCGCAACTGATACGAATAGAAAGAAATTTTTAATTGACCTTCTTCATTTAGATGATTATGTGCAGCTTTTTGAAACTTTCAAAGAGGCTTCAAGAGAGTCTGCTAGTAAGATGACGGAGTTGAGTACTGAGGCAGCAACGATTGAAAAATGGTTGTCAAACAATAAATTGGAGAGTACGATAGTACTGCCCATGTTAGATTTAGATATAGACACGGAAGATGATGAGAATACTTTCCGTTCTCTTTCAGTAGAATTGCAAAATATCTCTGAAAAAAATAAAAAAATTCTAAAAAATAATCAGTACAAAGAAATGCTGGCTGCTATAGATATAAATGCTATACAGAATAGTCCTCTTCCTCCTAAAGAATCTTATGATAAGTATCAAAGTGAGTTAGGACAGTTAGATGCCGGTATAAGAGCTGCTTCAACTATGTTAGATAAGTTATTACACTTAGAAGATAAGTGTCCTACTTGTGAACAAGACATAGATACAGAGTTTAAGGACGCATTGGTACTCGAAGAGAGAGCCAAGCTAAAAACTCTAGATGAGCAGAAAGACTCTAATGAAGATATGATACGGCAAATTAAAAGGAATAACGCTGCTAGAGACGGTTTAGCTAGAGCAGAGAAAGAGTGGGAAGATTTGTATAGAAGCATAGATAGTTCCTTACCTAGTCAGATTCTTGACAAGGAGGAGCTTACAGCTTCTTTAGAACATTTAGAAAATAAGCTGTTAGAGGCTAAAAAAGAGTTGGCTAGAGTAGCTAAAGAAAATGAAGCTAGAACTAGATCTAATACTCGTATTGAAATAATACAAGCCCAAACAGACGGATTTATAGATAATTTAGCAAAAGCTCGAGAAGTGCTGGCAGAACAGTCACAACTAGATTCTAATCTGGATGTATTGAAGAAAGCCTTTAGCACTAATGGTTTACTGGCTTATAAGATAGAAAATCTAGTGAAAGAGCTAGAAGAACTTACTAATCAGTATCTCGCAGAGCTTTCAGATGGTCGTTTTACGTTACAATTCATCGTATCTAATGATAAGTTGAATGTACAAATTACTGATAACGAAGTAATAGTAGACATTCTAGCACTCTCCTCGGGTGAGCTGGCTAGAGTAAATACTGCCACACTAATTGCTATTCGTAAACTTATGAGTAGCATATCTAAGTCTAGAATCAATATATTATTCTTAGACGAAGTTATTAGTGTGTTAGATGATAATGGCAGAGAGAAGCTAGTAGAGGTTTTACTGGCTGAAGACTTGAATACTTATGCTGTATCACATGGGTGGACACATCCATTACTAGAAAAGATTGAAGTAGTAAAACAAGGCAATATAAGTGCATTGGATAAGTAATGGTAGATTCAAGAGCAAAAGGTGCTAGAGGAGAGTATCTTGTAAGAGATATGTTGAGAGATAGCACTCAGCTTCAATTTGAAAGAGTTCCAAACTCAGGAGCTTTAGAGTACTTAAAGGGGGACTTATATGTCCCTCATGAGAAAAATAGATTCTGTATAGAAGTAAAAAACTATGCAGAATCTCCCTTAACAGATAAAATTTTTACGCAAGAAAAGACAAACAATTTGATTCTTTGGTGGAAAAAACTTATTTTACAAGCAGCAGGTGGGAAGCAAGAACCGCTTCTTTTCTTCAAGTATAATAGGTCTCCAGTATTTGTAGTAACAGAGCTACAGCCTAAGAACTGTGACAAGTATATGTATATTAACTTTCTTGACTGTTACGCTTTACTTGCTGAAAATTGGTTAGAATTAGAGGATATAAGGTGGATTAATGGCGTTTAACTTTGCAGAAAAAGTAAATAATAGTGAGCCAGGTAAAACGCTAATAGTAGATGCCCTAAACTTAGCGTTTAGATGGAAACATCAGGGTAGAACAGACTTTAGGTATGAGTACCAGAAAACTGTCGAATCTCTAGCAAAGTCTTATGGCTGTGGTAGAGTAATAATTACGGCAGACTGGGGTTCCTCGTCTTATAGACGCAACATAAATGCAGACTATAAGCAGAATAGAAAAGATAAATTCGCAGACCAATCCGAAGAAGAAAAGATGGCCTTCGAAGAGTTCTTTTCAGAGTATGAGGCTTCTCTAGAAGTCTTAAAAGAAGAAGGATACCTTGTACTTAGATTCAAAGGTGTAGAGGCTGATGATATAGCAGCACACCTAGTGAAAGATAAAGCTAAGTACGGGTTAGAAGATGTTTGGATGATTTCTAGTGACCGAGACTGGGACTTACTGATACAAGAAAATGTAGGCAGATTCTCATATGTAACGAGAAAAGAAGTCACTCTAGATAATTGGCACGATCATTATGATGTAACTCCACAAGAGTATATTTCATTGAAGTGTTTGACAGGGGATAAGGGAGACAATGTACCAGGAATACCTGGAATTGGCCCTAAGAGGGCATTTGATTTGATAAAACAGTACGGAGATGCGTTAAGTATATATGACGCAGCACCCTTACTAGGTAAGTATAAGTATATTCAGTCTTTGAACGAAAATACTGAACAGATCTTACAAAACTACGAATTGATGGATTTAATAACGTATTGTGACGATGCAATAGGAGCTGATAATGTTTCAGCTATAAGGGGTATGATGAGTGGAGATTAACTATAATAGAGATAACTACTTATCTGAGTTTAGTATAAAAACTCTGGAAGATAGATACTTTGTTGATGAGGAGACTTCTCCTCAGGACGCTTTCGCAAGAGCGGCGAAAGCATTTGCAGACGACGAAGCACACGCTCAAAGATTGTACGACTATGCTAGTAAGCTATGGTTTATGTTTTCTACACCAATTCTTTCAAATGGAGGAACTAAGCGAGGGATGCCAATTAGTTGTTTCTTGAATTATGTAGAAGATAGCCGAGAAGGTATAACAAATCATTATACAGAAAATGCTTACTTATCATCAGTCGGCGGCGGGGTCGGAGGATGTTGGAACGAAATTCGGAGCGTAGGCTCGAAAACGAGCAATGGCTCCGAGAGTACGGGAGTGATACCATTTCTAAAAGTCGTAGACGCGGAAATGCTAGCATTCTCACAAGGTGTAACTAGAAGAGGAAGCTATGCAGCATATCTCGACATATCTCATCCAGAAGTGGAAGAGTTTTTGGATGTCCGTAAACCTACTGGCGGTGACGTTAACAGAAAGTCAACTAATCTTCATCACGGCGTGCTTTTGTCTGATCAGTTCATGGAACTTATAGAAAAAGCAACAAAAATAGAAGGATTTGATGATAGTTGGGATCTTATTGACCCACACTCAGGAGAAGTTAAAAAGACTGTTTCAGCTAAGACACTTTGGGTAAAACTTATCCAAAATCGTGTTGAAACTGGCGAACCTTATATTATGTTTAAGGATACTGTTCAAGAAGCAGTGCCAGAGTTTCAACAGAATCTAGGTTTAACAGTTCATCATTCAAATCTATGTAGTGAGATTACTCTTGCTACCGATAAAGATAGAACAGCAGTATGTTGTCTATCTAGTGTAAATTTAGAAGAATATGATGAATGGAAAGATAATGATGATTTCATTCCTGATTTAGTAAGAATGCTTGATAATGTAATTGAGTTTTTTGTTAATAATGCACCAGATCAGCTCTCAAGAGCTAGTTATAGTGCTATGAGGGAGAGAAGTCTCGGACTAGGAGCAATGGGTTTTCATGCGTACTTACAAAGACATAGTATCCCGTTTGAATCTGCAATGGCTAAAGGAAGAAATTTGCAGATGTTTGGAAGGATTAAAGGAGAAGCTGTCAGAGCTACAAGACAACTCGCAGAAGAAAGAGGCGAGTGTCCTGATGGAGAAGGCTATGGTGTGCGTAACGCTCATCTTCTTGCTATCGCTCCTAATGCCAGTTCTAGTATTATCTGCGGTAATACTTCTCCTTCAATTGAGCCTTACCGTGCTAATGCTTTTACCCAAAAAACTAAAAGCGGCTCTAGTCTCCTCAAGAACGAATACTTAGAGGATACTTTGCAAGATTTAGGGTATGATACCGACGATGTATGGAAGAGTATTCTTACAAATGGTGGTTCAGTACAACATTTAGATTTTTTAGACCAGTGGACAAAAGACGTATTTAAGACAGCAGTAGAGATTGACCAGAGATGGGTAATCGAAATGGCGGGTGATAGACAAGAGTTTATTTGCCAGAGCCAGTCCTTAAACGTATTTTTTCCTGCTAATATATCTAAGCAAGAACTTCACGCTGTTCATATGATGGCCTGGAAAAGAGGTGTAAAGACTTTGTATTATTTACGAAGTGAAGCAATGAAGAGAGCTGAAAATGTCTCTGACGAAGTATTAAGACAGTATATATTTGATAGTATTGATGACGAAGGTTGTCTGGCGTGTGAGGGTTAAGTATGAATTTATTAGAAGAACGTGAATATTACAAACCTTTCAACTATCCGTGGGCTTTTGAGCACTATAAGTCTCAACAGCATATGCATTGGCTTCCTGATGAAGTCAATCTAGCGGATGATTTGAAAGACTATAAAGAAAAGATGACAGATGGTAATAAGACTCTTATTGCAAATATCTTTCGTTTTTTCACACAAGCTGACGTAGATGTATGTTGTGGGTATGCTAAGCACTACCTTCCTACATTTAAGCAGCCAGAAGTAAGAATGATGCTATCTGCGTTCGCTGCTATGGAAGCAGTGCACCAAGAAGCATACTCGCTACTTTTGGAAACACTTGGGTTTGGGGATGATGAGTATCAAAAATTCTTTGAACACAAGGAAATGCTTGATAAGCATGAACATTTAAGTAATTTTGGTATGGATACGCCGATGGATATTGCAAAAACTATGGCTATCTACTCTGGATTTACTGAAGGTGTACAATTGTTTAGTAGTTTTGCTATTTTGCTTAACTTTCCTAGACACAACTTGATGAAAGGTATGGGACAGATTGTTACATGGTCGATACGTGATGAGACGTTACATGTTGAAGGCATGTCACAGCTATTCAGAACCTTTATTCAAGAAAATCCAGACCTATGGAATGATGATCTAAAGTATGAGATCTATTGCGCTGCAGAGCGGACAGTAGAACTAGAAGATGCTTTTATTGATTTGTGTTTTACAGGTGCAGAAGTGCCTGATCTAACACCACAAGAAGTAAAAGACTATATTCGTTATATTGCAGATCGAAGGCTATTAGGGTTGGGAATGAAGAAAATCTTTTCAAGTGGAGATAATCCTCTGCCCTGGCTAGATTATATGTTAAATGGCGTAGAACACGCTAATTTTTTCGAACAACGTGCCACTGAGTACTCTCGCGCTAGTACTACAGGTAATTGGCAAGACATTTTTAAATAAGGAACCTTATAATGACCGATGTACAAGATAAGCCAACATTAAGCTTTGACGACAAGAACTATGTAATTGAAGATCTAGAAGATACAGCAAGATACATAGTAGCCCAGCTACAAGATCTCAAGAGACAGGAAGCAGAAACTTCTGCTAAACTGGATCAGATCAAAGTAGCTGCGGAAGGATTCACCCAAAGGCTCAAAGTAGAGCTAGAGGATGATGAAGGTGAAGTAGCCGAAGGCGAATTCACTCAGTAACAAAAAAGGGGGCTCAAAGCCCCCTTTTTTATGCATTAGTTGTTCTCCAATGCTGTTAGTCTTTGAGTTAAGGCTTCAATGGTGGCTTGCTGCTCCTTCAGGGCTTCTATGAAAAGACCTGCCATGTTGCCGTATGCAACACTCAAATAAGTGCCGTCTTCAGGCTGCTGACCGTCTATTGCACCCTCTACAGCTTCGGGTAATACAGCAAGCAAATCTTGAGCAAGCACACCTGTATGCCTGACGTCTTGTTGAAGGCCGGTAGCGGCGTCTGGCTCACTCAAGTCGATACGTTTGTAAGTGATGCCGGTCAAAGCAGAAACTTTTGACATTGCATTTGGGATAGTTTCGATGTCTGTTTTCAAACGAGCGTCTGAGTTTGCCGTGACAGAACCAACTGTGTAGATACCATTGCCAATCGCAGTGTGAGTACCTCCGTTAGCTCGCCATTGCATCTGGTGACCTAACCCACTTCTTGCTCCGGGGTTGGTGCCTGTTGACCCATAGTTAGGCTCATAGCTGTAACACAGTCCGTATAGGTTTCCTGCGTCACTACCGTTTGCGGCTACTTTGTAAGTAGTTCCCATGCCCCATATGTGTGCAATATGGGTAGGGCTATAAAGGCCATACATACCTCTACGCCTACCTTCTGACACGGTTTGATTTGAAATCAGTAATCCACCACTGTCCCATTCGCAAGCTTTTACACCGTTGGTAACAATATCCATAGAGTTGCTACTGTGGTTATAGTGAATTTGTCCAACATACCCAGCGGCAGCATCACCTGTCGCATCACCGAACATGAGATACCCGTGTCCCGTAGTGCTGTTCAAAATGCTTAAACCAGAGGTGGTAATACTCGGGCTACCAACAGTTATATAGGTGCCTGAGTATCCAGCAACAGTTCCATTTACAACCAATTTTCCACCAGAGGTTAGACGCATGCTTTCTGCGTTGTTTGTTTCAAACGTAATGGGGTTAGCCAAGAAGTTTTGTATTCTTAGTGAGTTACTGCTGTCATCGTAAGCAAGAGTGGAAACTCTAGTGCTTGCGCTGTTTTCAAAGTTCAGCATTGCACCTGCTGTACCACCTTTGATTTCTAAAATTTTCCAGTTGCTAAAAGTTGAAGGAGCTTGACCAATACCCACGTTCCCGCTGGTGTCTATGCGCATGCGTTCTGTAGGACTGAAGGTTGCCCCTGCTGCTTGAGAAGCATTACTATAAAATAAATGTAGACCTTCGCTCTGCTGATATAAAGCAGTCTGTCCAGTATTTTTATGGACCCAATTGCTACCATTATAGTAAAGGTTGTTAGATAACCCTGTAGTATTATTGTCTTGCGCAAATAGACTACCGCTAACTCCTATATCTAACACAGACCACGCTGTATTCCAAGCATTTGGAGTTGTTTTGATTCCCACGCGCCCGCTTGCATCTATGCGCATGCGTTCTGTGGCAGCAGTTCTAAATACTATAGGGTGACTGGTGGAAGTGTTTATAGATAAACCACTACTACTGTCAGGATATATGTAAGCTGCTACAGAATCATCCGAAGAATAAAGTTGTATTGCGCCGCCTTTGGTCGTAGATGTGCCTTGTATAGCAAGGGTAGTAGCACCAGCACTAGGTTGGGCTACACTTGCTCGTCCAATACCCACGTTGCCACTGGAGTCTATTCGCATACGTTCTGTGCCAGCAGTATTAAAATACATATGGTCCGAGGCATGGACATACCCCACAATGCCTCTTGCCCTAGCGTCAGCATCAGAAAACAAAATTAACCCTTGTTTGTTGTTAGGGGTGCGGATGTCAAAAGTAACGCTATCGTTATGTTCCAACGCAAGTTTATCTGCACCATCAGGAGTCCAAGATCTCCCGCTAGACCCACCATAAACATGAGCCAAACTGTTAGGAGAAGTTGTTCCGATTCCCACGCGATTATTTGTACTATCTACTTTTAATGTAGAAGTATCAACAGTTAAATCCCCAGAGACAGTGAGAGCACTTAAAGTACCCAAACTTGTAATATTTGTTTGAGCAGCAGTAGATAGAGTGCCGTCTATAGCTCCTGTGGGGCTAGCACTATCTGCTAGTCTCCTCGATATTGATTTTGCCATTAGTTATTCTCCAATGTTTCGATTCGTGCAGTAAGTGCAGTGATTGTTGCTTGCTGTTCTTGTATTGCTCCTATCAAGCGAGTAATTACTTCATCACTTGAGTAAGCTAGTGTCTGTAGCTTCTCCGAGCCTACTGTTACTTCGGTAACGCCCTCGTCGATGTCTGCCTGCGTGTAGACAGCATCTTTAGCACCTGTTACGGCACTAGGAATCTCTTCTGCGAACTCGTGCGCAATGAAGCCCACCTGTGTTTCGCTACTTTTTCCGAAGCCTGCCTTATACGTATAAGTGCGGGGTTGAAGTGCGTTAATTACATCCAGTGATCCTGTCAGGTCAGCTATGTTCTCTTTCATCCTGTAGTCAGAGACGTTACTAATGGAGAGACCACTCGAATTTCCAACTATAGAACCCTCTACTGCACCCGCAGTACGGTATTGCATTAGGGATACTGTTCCACCGCTGGTTCGATTATTTACAAGAATAATCTCAGCTCCAGTACTGTTGTAGTTCATTCCTATCTGAAACGTGCCAGCAGGAGTGAATTTATGTCCATCAACATTATTATAGTTATATGCATTTGTAGTTATCTGTCCTGATGCCTCGAACTCCATGCGCTCCGAGTTGCCTGTGAGAATGCGCATGATGTTACTGCCAGGCATATTTATAAAGGTGTCGCCGTCACCTACCCCCGTGAAGTTTGTAGCGTTCACATCCCCAGCAAAATAACCGTTTCCGAATCTTTCACTGTAAGCCCCAAGGTCGATTGCTGCATCCCGTGCTGCACCCGTAGAGCCATTACAGGGAAAAATCTTATCTACACCAGTCTGCTCAAACCCTAATCCAATGTTTCCTCCATTTCCTATAAAAAGCTCTGAACTTCCCGCAAGTGTTTGAGACCCAATGACACCTACGGTTGTGCCGTCTTTATGAAAAATTAATATACCACCGTCCGTTGATTTACGGTTAAGACGCATGGCCTCATTAGAAGTTGTCCCACCAAAATATCTTCCATCGTTATACAAAGATATTCCATTAACGTTGTTTTCAGCAGGGTTTGTATTAGTAGTACCCACCAACAGGTTGCCGCTGGCATCCAGCGTCATACGAGAGGTTCCGCTGACTTCCCAAGCGTGGGCGCCACCCGCCGAATTGTATCCAAGAGAAGTGCCGTTTCCGCGTATCCAGTTCGCGGTATTACTGCCAGCAGTGCCTGCGCTTCCAAGCGTTAAGCGCACTTGTGATGCACTAGCCATTTCAACATAGCCGTCTTCCTGTACCCGAAATAACTCAGTTCCTCCTGAAGTTCCTGTACGGTCTTTAGCTATGACAAAGTCTTCGCCTGTTGCACCGTTATCACTATCAATATTAATGAACAAACTAGCAGGTACGTTGATAACGCCATTGTGACTTCCGTTATCGTCTAGCTCCAAAACGCCATTTGTTGATACAAGTTTTGTTGCGGTGGCTGTGCCAGTAACGTCTATGCCTGATGAGTCTATGCGCATGCGTTCTGATGTGCTAGACCCGCTCATTGTATGAAAACTTAACTCAGAAGATGTGTTGTCTGCTTGTGCCTCTGACCTTATCTGTGCGCGACCACCAGTTCCTGCGGTAATCCCTATTATTGCATCTGTAGCCCCTGTGCCTTCTTTAATATCAAGCAAGGTAACAGGCGACATACCAATACCCACGTTGCCGTTTGCGTCTATGCGCATGCGTTCTGTGTTGCCTGTGCCAAACGCCATACCCGCCGTGCCGTCAGCACTGTGTAGTATTACATCGCCTGAGGTATTTCCAGCAAGTCCTACATAAAAAGCACCGTTGTGACTATTAGCAAACTGCATGTTACAGCCTACGCCTGAACCAGTACGACTTAAATTTAATATAGTGTTTCCACCAGTTAAACTAGAAGTACCAATACCCACGTTGCCTGAGGAGTCTATGCGGAGGCGTTCTGTAGAGCCACCAGTTCCTATAATAGTGCTAGTACCATTTGCTCCAAAGAAAGCTCCTCCGCTGCTACCACTATCCTTAACAACTAGGTAAGCAGCCGCATCACCACTGCTTTCAAATAAAGCAACTGTATCAGTTGTGCCGCTATCTACATGCAGTTTGCGACTAGGCGAAGTAGTACCAATACCCACGCGGCTAGTAGAGACATCAACTACAAAAGTACCGTTGTCTATATTCAGGTCTACTGTACCATCTCCCGATGCCAGCATACCTGTTGAAATTTGTGTTAATGCCACCGTCTACTCTCCTATTAAGGCATTGCAGGAGCTTCCGAAGAAGCCTCTGCATTTGATATTAAACCAAGTTCAAGTGCTTGGTCTATCTGTGCTTCAACTCCTACGGCTATTGCGATACTGTTAGCATTACAGTGAGCCATTAGAGTGGAGCTGATATAACCAATGGCAGTATCTGCTCTTGCTGTTGCCGCATTTGTTATCCAGGTTGCTATATCTACAGCTACAGTATTAAGTGCTTTTTCCTGTGCTGATGTTAGTGTTATTGTAAAGTTTGTCATTTAATATTCCTTTTTTAAATTATGAAGCACTGAGTAAACAAAAAGATATTGCAGCATAGTTTTTATAAATCCGCCAATTTGCTCCGCCCATGTAAAGTTGCCCTGTGATATAGTCGCCCTCTGCGCAATAAACTATATCAGTCCTACCAATTCCATCCGCATAGTTATCAGCGGCCGTGTTATTGTACCCATAAATTTGGTAAGGCGCTACACCATGAATGTTAGTACTTCCATTTTTTGCCCACATTGGGTGTATATATGTGGCCCCGTGCGCCGAAGAGGCGCTGTTGTTTGCGTATAGGGACATACTACATAGATAGTATCCTGCAATCGGTGCAGTAAATCTACCTGTTGAGTTACTCCAAGGCGATCCAACACTATTGTTGTACGCTGTAAACGCGACTAAAGTGTGTAGCTCGTTCCAAGCTGCTGCTGTGTAGGAAGTTTGCCAAGTCCCCACCCCTCTTGCAATAGCAGCAGGTTGTTTTGCCGACATATAACCTCTAGGTACAGTAACGTTGCCTAGATTGCTTATTTTAATGCCAGTCTGTGACCCCGCGGCATAGCTGTCTGTAGTTGATAAGTGCATTTCACTACCAAGAGTACCATCAGTACGAGTATATATCCCTGCTTGAGCAGTTTGACCAGCGCCCGCGTCAGACGCCCCAAATGTTATAGCGTTACCGGCAAAGTTTGTAGCACTATTTGGGTCTAAGTGTATTGTACCTTTTGCTGTACCCGCACCAGTATAAACAGTTCCGACATCATGCACATCGAGTCCAGGAATTACTTCAATTCTTCGATTCGCACCATCTATAACTAGCTGAGTATAATTATTACTACCATCCTGATTCTGTAATCTAAACTTCCTAGTAGCCGCAGTAGTCCCTGTTTGTTCAATGTAAGT